TCAATTCGATGTTGAGGGACGGTGTTATGTGGGATAAAGATAGCGCCAAAAATTAACTATTGACGCCATAGTCTCTTGTTATGTGTATAATCCTAAATGCTTTTCGATGAAGGCTAAGTCAGCGTCAAAGAAGTCACCACGAGGAATGTCGGTAGGGATAAACCAGTAGAAAGTCTGCTTCCTTTCTGGGTCTACGGCTGCTGGCTCTTGGTTCGGTATAGCCTCTAAAACTACATAACTTATTTCACCACCATAGCAATTTTGAGCAGTGTGATTACCTAGAACCTTAAGACCATTTAAACCTGTTTCTTCCCATAGTTCCCGTATAGCGGCTTGCTCACCACTTTCACCAGAATCAACCGAACCGCCTGGAAATTCAAAAACCATACCTTGTCCACGTCGGTATCGATTCTGAATAAGAACTTTACCTTGTTTTACCACTACAGCCATTGATAGATCTTTCAAACTGACCTCCTTTCCAAGCGGATACACATAACGTTAAGCTAAGTGGCTGCAAACACCACCACCTCGGCTCAATGGGACTCGAAACGCCACGCATTGGCACTCCCTCTTGAGGTGTTGTTATGCGTACGTTACCTGCATATGTCTAACCAATCGTCTTCAGTTGGCATCGTATCAAATTGCGGTATACCGTCATTTATGAAACCCACGTCCCAACTTGCGTGAGAACCGACATAAACATGAGCAGCAACCTTTGTATCTGCAGGCTCGGAGAGCAACCCCGCGGGAACCCAATACGACTCACCATCTGAACTGATATTTGGTACTGGGCTACCACAACGACAACAAAACTCAGATTTAAAACCAGAACTCGTAGAAAATGACCTAATTTGATGTTCGCCGGAACGCCACTTAAAACTTGATACCCCAACTATCAAAGCTGAGTTTGATGAAGAGCCCGATACTTTGCGACACAACGAACAATGACATTGATAGATGAGTGGTAATTCACCTGACAATTCAAATGAGACTTCGCCACACAAACAGCTTCCTTTCAACTTCATCACTCCCAAGTAAATTAGTACGCATTATGCCCGCCAACGGGGCAGGCTAAGCAATACCAATGCCGCCGCATACCACCTTATAAACTAAACCAACGCATAGCAAAAATGCCTCGCGTTACGAATCCCTCTTAAAGACGTGTTATGCGCTGTCCAAAGGCTTGGCTAGTAACCCATATATTGCGGAATCTGATACAATCCCGTTAACTTCCCACCGCTGCCTTAGAAAGCCTTCTTTAACAAACCCTAACCGTTCCAAGGCTTTACCTGAAGAAATATTGTCTGGATCTATTTCTGCTTCGATTCGACGTAACTGCAAGTTTTTAAATGCGTATTCAATAAGCGCAGTTCCCGCCTCGAGTACAATACCTTTACCCCAAAAATTACGGCTGACACCAAACCCAATTTCTGCGCGCCTAGACTCTTTCGCATAGTTAAATAGCATTATCTTACCCAGAAGTTGACCAGTACTCTTTAGGTAAATACCTAGGGTCACTTCTGTATTACTTTTCATTGCCTGTACGCTATTGGCTATAAATAATCTAGCTTCATCAATTGAAACCCAGGGACTAGAGTTCCAATATTTCATGACATCATGGTCTGAGAATATACCAAACAAGTCTCTTGCATCATCTTCGGCTAAAGCTCTTAGTATTAGTCGTTCCGTTTCAATTTTTGTTGTTAACATTTAGAGACCAACCTTTTGGTTTTTATTGGCGGATAGCCCTGTTAAGGGGTGAGCAACGCAATACCAAAGCCGCTACATACCACCTTAATTACTTAAACAAACGCATAGCGCACGCGTTGCGAATCCCTCTTGAGGCGTTTGTTAGCCCAACTTATCCAACGTAAACGAACGATAACTTCCGCAACCAATACCGTTATTTTGATAACCAGCCAAACTTTCAAACACATTGAAATGAGAGACGACTATTACCTTAGAATGCTGCTTGTATCGCGATAATACACTTTCTGCACGGTTTCTAAGTACAGCCCATGACTCATATGAAACATTATTAAGCACCACGCTATTTTTCAGTGATGCACGATACTCATGCCAACGACGATCTCTTTCTTGAAGGTCTACATAGCCACCATCCAAGTCCGCTCGCCACTCACGTAGGTCATGTTCAACAAAGAGTTCTAAACCGAGTGTACGGTTGATAATTTCTGCGGTTTGAAGTGCTCTTGTATACGGTGAAGATATGATAACTTCTGCTTTCTCGAGTTGAATCTCTTGGGCAACAGCGTGCAATTCATTAATGTGGTCGCGATGTAAAGGAGCATAATCTTTTTCTAATTGGCTCATTTTTCGTTCGTCAGACAACGAGTAGTCAGGCACACCATGTCTTACAAATATTACTTCCATTCGTCTCAAACTCTCCATTTTTACCGAATTGGGCTAACATTTTATTAATACGTATGCGCGTTTACGTCACTAAACCACTTAAAACGCGCAAAGTTAACTAGTTGTTTTGCAGAAACTTATCAGCTTTCCATCAATAAAACTATGCAATAACACGCAAAGGTGCATTTCCCCATACCTATAATCTAACCCCACGTAACAGGCCGGAAGCGAGTTGCGACAGTCTGCCGGGGCTGATGGTATCGTGCACAGTTACGCACATTTGTGTGTGTTAAAGCATTGACACCCTACCCTCGCCGCCCTTACCCTATCGCTGTACTGGCAAAATCCAGTACCGGGATTAGGACCCCGTTAATGATCACCGGCACATAAGTGCCAGCGTTTGCTGGTTTTTTTATGTGTGGCTTCGGCACACCTGCACATGGTGAATTTGCTGCGATTATGCGCAAATACACCTCGCCAATGGTGGGCTGGGCGGGGCAGCCTTCGGGCTGGCCGTATCGGTGGTGCGGTAGTCCTAACCCTGTTCAGTCCATCACCCGAAGATTAGGACCTTTGAGTGGTGGTAAATAATCCTAATCACCGGAGGTCGCTATGACCCATCTATCAATTCTTTCCAAAGATATTCGCATCTTAGACGGCTTGTATTCTCTGAATGACCTGCATAAAGCAAGCGGAAACGAAGCCAAACACGCCCCTTTTCGATTCATGCGTAATGAACAAACCGTTGAACTAATCGCTGAAATAGAGCGATCACCAGATCTGGTGATCGGCTGCAAAGTGTTACGAGGTGGGAAACTCCAAGGAACTTGGGTATGCAAAGAACTGGTCTACGCCTACGCGATGTGGATTAGCGCCAGGTTTCACCTGCAAGTCATCCGCGCGTTCGACGAAATCACAAGCCAACCGCAAATTGCACCGTCCGGTGTCACTCTCACCGCCAAACAAGCCCGATTCTTACAATGTGCCTTTTCGCAGTTTGACGAACTCAAAGCACGCCACGGAGAAAGCCACCGCCAGTATCAAACTATGCAGCAGCAAATCGACATGATGCGTTCGTTTTGCGATCACATGGAAAGCGAGCTTAAAGCGTTTCGCTCGCACGTAGATGCGGAAGTTGATGCGATTAACCACATCAACTTATACAAAGGGATGGTGTTGGAATATCAAGGCGCCGACGAACTAAAGCGCTTTATTGAGCAAAAACATTGATGAAAGCTGCATGAGCCTAGGCAACGTGGTGTTGTTCTAGGCTCTGGTGGGCATGAATAAACTGATATTTGGACATATCCAAGTTAGGGCTTCGGCATTATCAGGAGAATTGCGGATAGAGATTTCTATGGATTAACGCTTACAGCAGAGGCGTGAGCTTGCGAGCGTCCTCCTGCCTGTTTTTGTTAGATGTTTTTTCCTATATCTTTAAGAATCCTCGGTATTTCGTCATAACTTTCATACCAAATAATATTAACGCCAAGTTCCCGCATGACCTCTTCATTTAGGCTGTGGTGCCTCTCGAGGAATGTTCTTATCGTATTAGCTGACGCTTTTACTACACTCTTTCCATCTTCTTTAGCGAATTCTTCGTAATCTATCCTCTTAAGGAATGCGAAGTGCTTTGGCTTATCGAGTGATTTCGCGGATATTTCAAGCAGCCTTCTTAAGTTCGGATCGGTAAGCGAAAGACCAACCATCAAACATGCTGTTTCTTTTAAGCTATTTAGCTGTATTAAGTTCGACCAATGATATGCCTCACCATATATCTGGTGGTAACCTTCTTCTGAGAAGACCAAAGTTGACTGATCGATATTAGGATAATTAGTTCTATCTTCTGGTAAGAATCCGTGAACATGATAAATTGGCAAGTCTTCTGGCCCGGCCAGGTCAATTTCCTCAAAAATACTCTTAAAAGACAATCCACGCTCAAGAAGCTCCCTCTCAAGCAGGTCATCGAAGTTATAAGTGAGAACAGATCTAACCCTAGCGCCTGTTCGGCTTGGGGTGCATAAACTCGCAATTGACTTTATCAAAGGTGAATTTATAGAGAATCTTTTGTTTCTTAATGCATATAACTGATTAGTTACGGACTCGATGAATTTGCTTTGCTCTTCACTAGACCCTGAAGATAACCCTTTTCTTAAATAACGAGCGAGCATTAACGCAGAAGGCCCATCTATTTCACGCAATCTTCTAACAATACTCGATATTTGATCATTTTCAGTTTTTTTCTCACCTAAACCGTCATCGGTGAGCATAGAAACAAAAAGTGAATTTAATAGTGTATCCCAGTCAGGAAGGCCAGCACTACTAGACACACCAGCTCCAAGCATCATTGAAAATCTGCCACTGCTATAATGATAAGCGACCTCTTTAATCACCTCGTTTCTTTGCTCTTTCCAATCGTCGGATGAGCGGGAAATCGCTTGCTTAAATCGAATTGAGAAGAGAGTGTTAACCAATTTTGTGGCTTCAGCCTGATGTTTGTTAATCAAGTCCTGTATTTCATTCCTTCCCCAAAAAAATATCTTTCCTTTGAAATCACTGCTTAACTTTTCAAAGTAGGATGAGCCCTTAATTTCTCGCATTGAGATAATTAGAAGCGCTTCATTTTCGGATCTACTGAACTTTTTATGCCAATTGACGATAGAATTGACTTTATTTGGAGATATTGAATGAACTATTTCGATAGCTAATGGTTGATTAATTCCCGCCAGACCATTTGGAGCATAGGCATCAAATCTAGATTTAGAGTTTCGCTCCTCGGTAATCAGCTCACTTCCAGAACTAACTGCTTCTATCCGTAGTAGTTCCAGTAAAAAAGATTCGACTAGATAGTATCCGCCTGATCCATAGTCAAATAGCTTTTCTTCTAGGAGATTAAAATTCAATTTCTAGGTTTCCTATCATTTTGACATCTAACGCCAAGCTAAGCGGCGCAGCTTTGCTGCGTCCTTGCTTGAGCGCCTTGTTATGAGTTTTGTCTAACAATTAAGGTTACTATTCCTGTAACCACTGCAATACCAAATGCCCAGAGAAACTTTCTGAAGCCTTGATCTTTTAATTTCTGAAGATGCTCTTCACCTGTAGCTGTGAGTCGTACTCGTGCGGCACTATTAATTTTTCCATCAGGCGAAAACTCGATCAGCCCGTCTGACCTTAACCCCTTATAGAATTCTAACTCTTCTTGTGTTGAATCAGCAGAAACCGGATTAACTTGGTTTCGAATTGACTTTAGAGCCTTAATTTTATTTTCTACAGTTGGCTTCATACGATTCCCTTTTAGACTCATAACATTTTATTATTGCGCATGCGCGTTTATCTCATTAGACCAGTAAAAACGCGCACGGTTAACTACTTGTATATAATGAACTTATCAGCATTTTGCTAAATTCACCATCTGGAAAAACGCGCATGCGCGTTTCCCAAACCTATTATCTAACCCATAGGTTTTGTAATTGCATGATTTTAAGAGCATTTATGCATATCGGAATGTGAAAATGCGCACGAAGTTGAGATAAAAATCGTCATAATTTCTATATAACTGTATGCCTGTCCAGCTTTTAGGCATTGCAAAGAGAATGGAAACATTTGAGTGAAATGGATGAAAATTTGTAGGCGAGAAAGTCTGCGTTGGACTGCACCACAAATAACGATTTAACTCATTTGGGGCAAAGATGAATTACGTCGTTTATTCGCGAGCCAACGCAGAATACATTGGCCCAGATATTAGTCGAAGGCTTCAGCTTTCTTTTTCCAAACTCACATACTCGTTGAGTTTCAACACCTCACTTCCCACAAACCCGTTCAGTTCGGTCAGTGAATCAATCAGTGGCAGCAGCTCATTTTTGTGGAACAGCCAGTCCACCTTGTTAAGGTCGAGCGAGGTAATGCTTTCACGGCGGATGCTCATCAGCTCGATCGGTACGCGGTGCAGCGCCAGCACGTCGTTCATGGTCTGGTTCTTCACGTCTTTGAACGAGTCTTTCGCTTCTACCTGGCCGATGGGTTTAAGCTCCGGCGCTTTGGTGTCTTTCCCCTTGGCATTCACAAAAAGGTTTTTGAACGCCATCCCCTCTTTGGCCTGCAGCTTGTTGCGAATGTCGTTCTCTGTATCCTTGGTCATGCTCGGCTCGTTCATATACAGCAGGTAACCTGCGTGGGAACCGTTGCGGTAATACTGGCGGCGGAACAGCGTGGCATCGTCGTTGAGCCAGATAGAGGTCAGCCCGCTGACGTGTTGCGGCAGGCCGTACAGCTCCTGCGCCACATCGTATTCAGCCAGGTGAAAAATCTGCCCGTCGCGATAATCAATCCGCCCTTCGTTGCTGTAGGCACGGGGCTTGTAGGTGTAACCTAAATCACCGCGGCGGCGCATGTAGAGCGCCGGAATGTGTCTGATGTGAACCACCTGCCCGAAAAGGTTACGCACCACCTGAAAGTAACCGTTGCCAAAAGTGAGGTAGTCCTGAATAAACCGTTTGAGGTCGCGGCGCGGCAGCACGTCGCTCACCGTAACGGCGTAGGTCAGCGTGTTGCGTTTAAACTCAATCGCGCTCGAGTGCATCGGGTTCACACGCAGCGCTTTGGCCAGCGTATCGAGTGCGATCGGCGGCTCGTACAAATCATCAATCAGCGCCACTTCAAGGTAGCTGAGAATATCGCTATTCATCACACTGACCGGGTTAGAAAATTCAATCTCAATCACGTTCTGTCTCCTAGAAGAACGACACGGTGGTGTCATCCTCACTGTGAATATCAATCGGCTCCCAGTGCATCACATGCATCGAAGCCCAGGCCAGGTCTGCGTGCGAGCCCACCTTGCTGCGGTTGGAAATAAAAGTCACCTGATTGCTGGCTTTGGTGGTCTGCTGGCGGATCATCAAAAAGGAATGCACCAGATCATCCCATTCACCGTCGAACTGCAAGCGCCCGTCGTTGATGATTTCACGCGCCTTGTACACCATCATCCGTTTCACTTCCGGCGAGTAGTCCAGCTCAATCAGGCTCGGGTAGAACTTGCGCACCAGCTCGGCCACGGCCGACCCGACGCCGCTGACATCAATCGCCAGGTGCACCACGTTGTATTTTTCGGTCATGGCTTTAATCGCGAGCGCCTGCTGCTCATAACTGGAGCCTTTCAGGCGCGCCCGTTCAATCAGCCGGAACACGCCGCCTTTGCGTTTGGGTTTGAGCGCAACCACCAATCCGGCATCGTCGGAGCCTTCGCCCTGACCGCCGCCGCGCGGGTCATAACCCACCAACACTTCGGCGTTGCCCGCGGGGCGCGCTTTGTTGTGGTCCACATCCTTCCACAGCGATGAATCGGTTTTACACGCCAGCAACGCTTTAAGCGCAAAGATGGATGCCGAATCATCCAGAAACACGCAGCGCAGCAGGTTGTCGAATACGGTTTTGTCCGGGTACTTGCGGCGCAGTTTCTCCATGTTGAAGAACGTGGCGCCTTTCTCAATCGCGTCATCAATGGTGATGATCTGGCGGAAAATGCCATCAACACCCAACGAGCCGTTCCTGAGCGCCGCATGGCTGATGTCAATGCCTTGCTCTTTCTTGCCCTGCCACTTCGGATACGCTTCATGCGCCACGGTCGACGGCGTCGACAGATACGTGGTGCGGTACTTGTCGTGAATCGACATCCCGCCCGCGTAATCGTCCAGCTCTCCGAATTTGGGGATCCAGAACACTTCATCGAAATAGACATGGCCGTTAAAGCCCTGCGATGTACGGGCGTTGGTGGACAGGAAGTAAAACGTCGCGCCGTTGGAGAGTTGCAGCTCATCTTTGCCTTTGAGCTCGACGTCGCCAATTTCCAGCGCGAATCGGCGGATGTAGTTTTTGAAGATCTCAGACTGTTTGCGCGAAGCCGACAAAAACACTTGGTTGTCACCGTTCAGTACCGCATCCTCAAACGCTTCATAGGCGAAGTAATACGTCAGGCCAATCTGGCGCGATTTGAGGTAGAAGCGGAACTCGTTCAGCTCCGGATTGCACTTGTGGGCGTGAATGTCTTTCTGGTACTCGAAGAACGTCTTCTCACGAAATTCATCCAGCACCGTTTGGGTGATGTGCGACACGTCGTTCTTCACCTTGTTCGGCTTGCGGCCGCGCTTGTTGCCCTCGCTGTGGCTGCTTGCAGGCCGATGTTGCCGGCTCTCGGCTTCATCGCGTTTGCGCTTTTGTGCCAGCAGCATTTCCAGCTCTTTGAGCTGCTCATCGTGCTTTTGGTCGAGCCACAGCAGATAGGCGATCCGCTGGCGCAGCATTAACTCTACGGGCGCATCGTCCCGCATCGCTTTCCAGTCAAATTTCGAAATCCATTGCTGGACGGTTCGCACCGCAACGCCCACCGCCTGCGCGACTTCGGCAGCTTTGTACTGACGCAGATACAGGCCAAGCGCTTTGGTTTGGTCTGCGGTGTACATCGGTGAGGATTGCTCAATAGCCAGATTCGTTTTCATGCTGGCAGTGTGCAACAGAGCCCGCCGCGACTCAGCAGAGAGACTTTCTATATCGGGTATCTAGAATCGCCGTGAATACAAAAAGTTAAGGCCATTGGTTAGATTGGAATCATCGAATTCAGGAGCATTCAGGCATGTTTCAGTCACAACCCATTTGTATTTTGCAGGCAGGCACGACCGTGGACGGACGTGTGATTGGGCAGAACATCATTGATGAAATCGCAGAGAGCTATAACCCCGAGGTCTATACCGCGCGGATCAATGAAGAACACTTCGTCCTTGGCAAAAAATTCGGTTCGGTGCAGTCGGTGGAAAAGCGTGGCGACAAACTGTTTGCGGTGCTGAAACCCAACTCACTCTTATTGAGTGCGGTAGAACAGGGGCAACTGCTGCATACCTCGTGCGAACTGATGGAGAAATTTGCTGACACTGATAAGGCCTATCTGACGGGGCTGGCACTGACCGACAAACCTGCGTCACTCGGCACCACGCAAATCCATTTGTCCAGCCAGTCTGATGGCAAGAAGTACGTACAGACGCATTTCCCCATCAAACCTGAACACTTTTCACATCAGAGCACCGACGACGATCTCTCGATGTTTCAAAAATTCAAAAGCTGGCTCAAAGGTGAAAACGCACCCGAGCAGCTCTCTCACACTGAGGAAGAAGACGACATGAACAAAGAAACCGAAGAGCTGCTGCAGCAACAAATTGAGCAGAACACCAAGCTGAGCGATCAGCTCGGCCAACTGGTGCAGACACTCAGCGCCAAAGAGCAGCCCGCCGAGCCGGAAGTTAAAGACGAGCCGCAGAAAAGCGAACTGGAAGAGAAAGTCGAAAAGCTCTCTACACAGCTTGGCGAACTGACCACCAAACTGAGCAGCATCACGGATGAGCAGGCGCGCATCCTGGCGGGTCAGGACGCGGAACCCGAGCCGTACCTGTAAGCGCCGGCTTTAGTCTCTCACCCCATTTGTATAGGTAAACACATGCAAGAGCATACCAAAAAGAAACTGAGCGCCTACGTTCAGGCGGTCGCGCAGCAAAACGGCGTCGAGAACGCCACCGAAATGTTCAACGTCTCGCCGAACGGTACCCAGCGCATCATCGCGGCCATTCGTGAAAGCAACTGGTTCCTGAGCCGCATCAACATCATCACCGTGAAAAACCAGATTGGTGAAGCGATTGGTCTGGGCGTGAGCGGCATGATTGCCAGCCGCACCGACACCTCGGGCGACGGCGAGCGCAAACCGAAAGACTACCACGGCATGAAAGCCATGCCTTACGCCTGCGTGCAGACCAACTTCGACACGGCGATCCGCTATGCCAAGCTCGATGCCTGGGCGCACATGAAAAGCTTCAACCAGATTGTCTCCAAACACACCCGCGAGCAGATCGACGCCAACAAAATCACCGTCGGCTGGTTTGGTCAAACCGCGGCCGCGACTACGGATGCCGCCGCCAACCCGAATGGCGAAGACGTCAACAAAGGCTGGTTCCAGGCGATGCGCGAGCACAACGCCGAACGTTTCATTACCGAAGGCGCACAAGGCTCCGGCGTCATCAAGATTGGTGAAGGCGGCGACTTTGCCAACCTCG